CGCCTTCCCCATGAAGCCGAGTCCGTAGGGCGGATCGGTGACGATGGCATCGATTGAGTTCTCGGGGAGCGCTCGCATCAGCTCGATGCAGTCACCTTGCCGCAGTTCCCAAGCCTTCATGCTCCCGCCTCCATGCCTGCGACGACCGCAACGGCTAGAGCCTGCCACGCGTGCGAGGCTACGCCGTAGAGCGGGCCGGGCTCCTTCTTCGTCCCCTGCGCCTTCCTGCGCTCACCCCCGTGCATCTCGATAAGCCTCTCGCGCACGAGAGCGTCCCTGTTTCCCTTGCCCGTTACGTCCAGGCCCCTCAAGACCTCCCGCCGGTACAAGAGCACCGTGGGGAGCCTCAGGGCCTCGGAGCACTGCCAGAGCCTGCCGACCACCTCGGAGGTTCGGAGCAGCGAAGAGCCTGCGATCCCGTAGGACTGCACCCTCTCGATTGCCACGAGGTCGGCCCGCCCGGTGTAGACATCGAGAAGGAACAGAGCCTCAAGCACAGGGAGAGCTTTGTGTGCCTCGACGACCTTGCGGGCTGTGTTGTTGTAGACCGCAACACCGCAAGCCTCGGGACCGGGGTCGATGCCGAGGACTATCATCCCTCACCGTCCCAACATCCGCCCAGCATAGCCTCCCGAGCGACTCCGAAGGCTTCCCGCACTAGCCGCCCCCCGCTGCCCTCTCGGGGAACGCTGACCAACACGAGAGCCTCCAGAGCCTCACAGAGCGGGCAAGCCTCGCTCGTGAACATGACCGCAGCTCGGGGGAGGTGCTGGTCGCAGGCTGTGAGTTCTTTCTTCATCTCCAATTGAGCACCTCGCGCGCTTCGATTGCGAAGTCCGGGTGAGTCTCTCCAGCTTCGAGAGCCTTCTTGGCTGCTGTGCGGTCGGGCTTGATCTCAGTCTTCGTGTAGCCGAATTCCGTCCAGGCTGAGATGTGCTCCGGGCCGACCAGCCTCTTGTGAGTTGAGAGCCAGAAGGTACCGCCCTCGGTCTTGACCTTGGAGGGCAAGCCGGCCTCACGCTGGGCCGTGAGTATTTGGATCCCATAGCTTCGGACCCGCTCAACCTCACGCTCTAGCCTTCGAGCAATCCCCGTGAGTCTCTTTGACTCTGCGCGGAGCATCCTCGCTTCACCGTCTAGTCGGAGCGCGACAGCCCGCAGGCTCTCCAGCTTCTCGGGAGCCTCTTCGCCCAGAGCCTCCAGCATCTCTAGGGCTTCTGCGTCGATGCGCTCAAGCTCCTCGCTGCCGGGCTCCAGTTCGCCGGCCATGCTCGCCATCTCCGCGAGCCTGTAATATGCGTCTGCGATCTCTCTGCTTGTGAGTTTCGATCTCATCGTGTGACCTCCTACAGTCAGTTTCTAGAATGGGATGTCATCGCCGCCCGCCGGATGCGGTGCAACGTATTGCGGTGAGTGGGCTTGCTTGCGGTCTTCTCTGTCGTGCCGCTCGATGCCGGTGAGTGTAATGCCGAGGCTCTGCCGGGGGTTCCCGTCTCGGTCGGTGTACTCTCGAAGCTCGATCTTTCCTGACGCTGTGATCCGGTCGCCCTTCGAGCACCTCATCAGGTCCTTGATCTCGTACTGTCCCCACGCCGTGAGGTCGAACCAGATTGTCGGCTTCTCCTTCCCCTGGCTCACGGCGAGCGATGCCTTGGCAAAGGTTCGTCGATCTCCTCGGACCTCTTCGGGATCTCTTCCTAGATTTCCGGTGACTGTGATTGTGCGGATCATGCCTGTGCCTCCCACGCCCTGACGGCGCTCTTCAAGTATCCGGTCCAGTCGCCCCCACAGTCACTGCGGAGAGAGTGGAGCGCGGAGAGGATCTCATCCCCTTCTGTGTCCAGGTCGGCGGCTCCGAGCCTGTAGTCGGTCGCGAAGCGGATCGCAGCCTCCGCTTCCTCCTTGGTCTTACACTTAATGTCCTCACTCAAGATCGCGCGGGCTTGTCCGGCCTTATCCATCCGCGCAGGCCGAGCGGGAGCCGCTCGTGTTCCGTCGAGGCTGTTCCCGTCGTCGTCCTCGGTAGCTGCCACGCCGGCAACCGCTCCGAGTTGATAGCGCCGAGCGTAGGTGATCGCAGCCCCGGCAGCCTGGGCCGGATTGCGAGCCCCTGAGATCGAGATCGTCAGCCTCCCGCAGTCCATCGACTCAGCGCCGAAAAGCAGCCGAGTCGTCACCGAGACGGTCTGCCCGTCCCCGTCGCAGAGCTGGATGCAGGCGATGCCGTGAGCCGCGAGGATGGGGATCACCGCATCGCGCAAGCTGGCGAGGTCGGCGTATGTAGATTTGAAGTGCGGGTTCTTTGCGTTCTTGCTGGCGTTGGACATCTCGCCTTGAGCCGCAGCTAGTGCGCTCGCGAGGTTGTCGTGTGTCTTCTTCTGTGTAGCCATCGGTTTGCCCTCCTATTGGCTACCCGGATTGCCCGCCGGGTCGGGGTGTGTTGGTTAGTTTGCGAAGCGTGATGCGGCAGTGTCTGCCAGATCCTCAAGCTCAAACATCTCAGGCTCTTCGGGGTCGCCGTGAGCCGCTCGGTGCTTGCTGACGTAATACTCAAGTGCAGCATCAAAGATGTCGGCAAAGGGGCTGTGTTGGGTTACTTGGTGCCTCTTGTATGTTTCAGCTAGGCTCATTCTCTCGTCCTCCTTGGGGCGTCGTTGCCCTCGACTGTCTTTATTGTATACACATACACACAGAGCACAGCAACTAATTTAAGAAAATACGAAAAAAGCTAGGGACCCTTGAGCAGTGGTCCGATCTGCGGTGGCAGAACGTGATCTAGGTCGTGGTCTTCAGCGAGTTGCACCATGCGCCCCCAAGTCTCCCCGGCAAGCATTCCCCATTTGATCGCGCTTGGGGCGTTGCCTGCTCGAATAGCCTCGTTCTCTCTCTTGTGCAGTCTGTCTAGCCTTCGGTTTAGTCTTCGGATCTCAGTAGCAGGTGAGCGGGGTAGCTTTGGGCGCTTCGGCAAGATGACGGTCACGACTTCACCTCACCCTCTGCCTCAGCCAAGACCTCATCCCAAGGCCGCACCGTCTGGAGTCCAGGCCAACCCGCACCGGGCTTCGTGTCTCCGGTGGCAGGGTCGAAAACATCACGGCTGAGGCTTGCTGCGTGTTGAAAAGAGATGTCATGGAGCAAGCCCCACAGCCGACCCTCAAAGGTTGGTCTGTATTCGGGCTTCGACACCTCGGCGCAGGACATCTTCTTGTCGAGGCAGATCGAGTTCATTTGAGATGCCGGCTCGTAGCCGAGCGCTGTGATCCCGTTGATCGCGTTGACGATTGCGGAGATTGTTTGATCTGCCGCCCTCTTCCAAATAGCAGCAGCATGACGAAGGCAGCTCTTGTCCTCGTTCAACAGTTCGACGATCTCCGCAGGGTGCACCCACTCGTCGCAGTAGTCACACTGAACCCGCCAGAGCCCACCGTGATCGTTCGAGCCGTCGAACTCATCGCAGTCCTCGCACACGTACCCGTCCCACTGGTGATCAACCCGGCAGTCCCTCGTCTCGACGATTTGAGCACAGCGGAGACAGTTGTCTCTGATCAGTGGCGGGGGTTCAGCGGGCGCAGCCCACTCGTCTAGATGTCTTGTGTCTTCCATTGTGTGACCTCCTAAAGTCTGTGAGAAGCATAAAGAAGGAGATCATGCAGTGCAAGCGATTGATGGAAATTAGTGACAATCTGTACACACCGCGCCCCGTTTCGTGTACCGTTGCCGGGAACCTTGAAGGAGGCGACGTGAAGAACCAAACCAATTCCGAGATATTGACGCCCGACGAGTGCGCAGACCTGCTGCGGGTCAGCACGCGGACAGTCAGGAAGCTATCCGACAACGGGGAGATCCCGAGCTTCCGGGTAGGGAATCAAGTGCGATTCCTTCGGGCCGATGTGATTGATCGCCTGCGTGGGCAGGCCGAGGACGGGAAGCAGGGGAATGCTTGATCCCTTCGTCCGATTCCCTGCCGATCTGCTTGAGTCTGTGATCCGGTCCCGCCTGAGCGGTGGAGAGGTCGCGGCGCTCCTCTTCATCATCCGACAGACGCACGGGTATAGGCGACCAGAGACTGAGGGCTTCTGCTCCATCCTGCGCATAGCCGAGGCCACCGGGATGAGCCGCAGATCAACCACTCGATCTCTCGCATCCCTACAGCGCAAGGGCGTCATTATCCAGACTCGAAGAGGTGGCCCAGGCTGCGGAGCCTCGTCCTATACGGTCGCCCCGGCTGGTGAGTGGGGATGCACTAGGGGCCTCAGTGACCCTAGGGACAGGAATGACACTAGCAAACCGCACCCCGGTAGGGACCTCAGCGCCCCTAGTGACTCAGGCGCCCCTAGTGACCTCAGCGTCCCTATAGGTAGGGACCTCAGCGTCCCTATAGGTAGGGTCAAAAGTGGCACCCTAATACAGAAAGAGAACAGAGAAAGAACAGAGAACCCCCCTAAGCCCCCCCAAGGGGGCAAGACATGGACGGCGGATAAGCTGTATTTTCAGCTCGGAGGACGCGGCACGATCCCTCCCTTTGTTCAGGGCAAGTGGCTCTCCATCTCCGAACGCTCCGACGAGGACCTCGAGGCCGCACTCGCTCGGGTGACCAACTTCGCCAACCCTCGGGCTCGATTCCTGGAGCAGTTCGACGACGAGGGCAAGGATGTCTCTCCGGGATGGGCTAGCAACGGGCACACGAGCACCAAGAAGACGTGGACAGCGGAAAGCCTTTGGGCTGAGATGCAAGCAGAGGACGCGGCGAAGGCCGCAAAGGAGGCAGCAGAATGCAAAGCGTGATAGACACCATCGAATCCCAACTCACCTCAGCCAACCAGCGACAGCCCGAGCCGGGGGTGATCAAGGCGTGGGCTCGTGACCTTCAACACAGACTGGGAGCGATCAGCCCCGAGCGATTGCGGGAGGCTTTCATCCTGGCGAGGGACGAGGCATCTATCCGCAGGGGGCGTGGAGCCTTCGGACAGCTCGCCCTCGACGATGTGATCCGCCACTATCGCAAGGTTCCCGCAACCGTCGAGGCTGTGCCGGTCGATCCGCACTGCCCTCACTTCTGCGACAAGGGGAAGGTGATGATGATCGACTCGAAGGCCCCAGCATACGATGTGCTCGTTCCTTGCTCTTGTCGTGCGGGCGAACACCTCCGGTCGAGGCTCAAGATATTCGATGGCAAGCGGAACGCTGACGAACTGCTGCGATCTGGATGGTCGATGAAGCCACAGCCGAGAAGGCTGTCGGAGGAGGAGACGCAGTGGCTGATGGCCCGGTCCTTCGAGACTTCGATTGCTCATGCTCTTTGGGAGAAGCGGAAGGGGCGAGAGATGCCGGTGAGCGACGAGAGCCTAGATCGAGCAGCGAAGATCCTTTCTCAATCTATCGGTAGGGGTTAGGCTATGGCATGCCCAGAACTACAGACTCAGCGAAACAGAGAGCAGCGGTAGTGCTTGCAGACGGAGGAAGCCAGAGAGCAGCGGGCAAGGCTGCCGGGAGGACTCATCGCGCCGTCCAATATTGGCTAGAAACTGATCCGAATTTTTGTGCCGGGATTAGCCGCGCAAAGGACGCGATCCTTAAGCAAGCTGCCCAACTCGCCACCCTGAGCCACGCGGAGATGCTGGAGAGGCTGGAGGACGAAGAGCAGCGGAAGGGCCTGGAGTTCAGGGACCTTAACCGCACTTGGGGCACTGCTGCGGACAAGCTCGTACAGGCAGCGCGCGACGAGATGGCGAACGCAACCGAGGCAGACGACCACTCCAACCTGAGCCGGGATGAGCTGCTTGACCGACTCGCTTCCGAGCTAGATCCCGAGATGGTCGAGGCTATCCGGCAGAGGCAGAGGCATTGACGATTCATTCCCTCTGGGACCTGGACAGCCGGATTGACAGTCGGATCTGTATCGGCTGCCTCCTCATATACCTCGGCCCGCCTTGGTGTGAGGAGTGCGGCGACTTCGGTGAGCCGATAAACACAGAGGAAGACGACGGATGAGGAAACAGACCGGGCGTGCATCGCGTGCCCTGCCACATATAACGGGGGCGAGAAGTGCCCCGACTGCGGAGAGCCGGGCGAGCCGCTAGAAGACCAGAACGACAAAAGCCCCCGAAGGGGCTGATGTCTCGGGGATGTGGTTTAGAGGCTCGTGTAGAGTCCGGTTCGGAACTCAATCACTGTCTTCATCTGGTCCCAGTAAACGCCCGACACCTCAGAGACAGTTTTGACCTCTTTCCCGGCACACAGGGCGCGGACGCTGGGAACCTTGGAGAATGTCATCGTGTAAGTGTCGCAGGGGTCGAGCGTGATCTTAATATGGTTGACCCCCTTAGAGTTCCGGCCAATGCGGAAGCTCAAAGCATCATCGTGAGAGACGAGGCTCTTGGCTCCGATCATGTTTAGAGCTAATCCGAGTTGCTTGACGATGGTGGCGGCTACGGTCATTTTCTCGTCCTCCGTGGGCGCTCCGTGCGCCTCAACTGTCCTTATAGTAGACATACACAAAGAGAAGTGCAAGCCCTAATTGAAAGAAATACGAAAAAAGATAGGAAAGGCACGACGCCGCTGTAGTGCTACGCTTCCCCCGTGTCGCTAGCTTCCGCCCTTTCCGCCGTCTCTGCTAATCCGCTCGCCCGCTATAGGCCGCGCCCAGGTCAAGAGAGGTTCCACCGGAGCACAGCCCAGACTCGATGCCTTCGAGGGCCGAACCAGATCGTAGGGAAGTCCTACGCCGGATGTGCCGAGGCTTTGTGGTGGCTGACACACACTCACCCTCACCGGGACATTCCCGACCGACCCGTGGCGGGCCGTCTCGTTCCCTACTCCGACGACAGCAGCAAGGAGATTGAGAGCAAACTCTTCGAGCTGCTTCCGAAGTCCCTCCTTCATCCAGAGTGCAGATACCATCCTGACCGGGGCTTCAGGGTCGGCAACCGTAGGATCCTTCGACTCAAGACCGGCGACTCTATGGGGATCGTCTCGCAGTCTGCGGGCACACTGGCAGCGGCGGGCTCGACCCTTGATTTCGTTTGGTTGGATGAACCCCCGGAGGAGCGCATCTTCGCAGAGGCACAGAGCCGGGTGCTGGTGCGGAAGGGTTGTCTCTGGCTCACCCTCACCCCGGTTGGTCGCCCGGTAGGGTGGCTCAAGGATGCCTGCGAGCGGGGGCAGATAGAGGACATCCACGTTCAACCTACGCCAGAGAACACGGGGCTCGCCGAAGAGGAGCTAGAAAACATCCGAGAGATGATCCTCCCCTCCGAGCGCCCGCAGCGGTTCGGTGGAGAGTGGGAGGGCGCGACCCCGGACCGCTACTTCGGAGCATGGTCGGATGAGATGATCAGCAAGGACCTTCCTGACTGCGAAGTACAGATCGGAATCGGCATCGACCACGGAGAGGGGCACGGGAAACAAGGCGCGCTCCTCTGCGGCTTCGACACCTCCGACAAGACGAACCCTCGTGTCTGGTTCCTCGACGAGTACACGAGCCAGGGGCACACCGGGATCGAAGAGGACGCCAACGGGATCCTCGATATGCTCGCCCGCTGGGACCTCGGCCCGGAGGCTGTCGATGTGGCGCGCGGTGATGTGAACTCGGCTGGCAAGGCTGAGTCGGGCTACAGGGTGAATGAGCTACTACAGCAGAAGATCGCAACCCTCCACGGTCTGCCGCCGACCGCCCCGCCTTTTCAGATCCGACCAGCCCGCAAGGGTCCAGGATCTGTCGCCTACACTGCCCGACTCCTACACTCCGCGATGGTCAAGGGCTCGCTCACTGTCCATCCGAACTGCGCTCACCTCGTGCAGGGCTTCCGGCATTGGCGAGGGCCGGGCGGTACGTCCCAGAATAAAGAGCTGTCCCACATCCTCGACGCTGCCCGCTATATCGGGCGGGAGTTCCTCGACACAAGACACCGCAACACAGACAAGATCCGGGTGAGGTAAGTGTTGACCTCGCCGTCCTGCTAGGCTTACTCTCGCAGGGGCACTCACGCAGACGAAGAGAGAAGCATGAGCCAAGAAACAAGCGCAGTCTCCGACATTCCGCCCCTCCCCTCGCAGGAGGATGAGACACGGCGCACTCACTCCCGCCTCCGTCGCCGGCTCCTTGAGGGGCAGTGGAAACAGGACCTCGAAAACAAGGCGCGTCAATTCTTCCCCAGTGCAACGGTCGAGAGATTCGGCAACCTCGATGTCAGCCGCAACCTCTTCGGAACCATCACGAGGCAGCTTGCGGTCCAGTATGACAACCCGCCGAGGGTGAGCCACGAAGACGCAGACGTTGACGAGTTCGCGGCTCGGGTTCGAGAGGATGGCTTATGGGCCATCGGCTCTAGGAATGCCCGCAATGTGATCGGGATGCGCGAGGGGCTCATCCGCACTGACTACGCTGTCGAGAGGGGCGAGCTGCTTTATCGGGCAGTGCCTTCGGATCTAGTCTACTGCGAAGCCAACCCGGACAACCCCGACCAGCCCACCCTTATCGTTGAGGCCCGCCTCGCATCCATCGATCTCGGAGACAACCGAGGGGCTCAAGATCGCTGGACATGGGACGTTCTCGACCTCCGAGATCCACAAGAGCCGAGCTATCGAGTCCTGCTCCCGGGCAACAGAGCAGACCTAGAAAGCGCGAAGGACATCACCGAGCAAGCCCTCGGCGGCACCTTCTCAGGCGGGGACTATCCCTACCTCGTCGAAGGTGAGCCCGTCCTACCTTACGCCCTCTACCATGCCGCTCGGACCGGGCAGCTCTGGAACTGGACCGAGAACACAGAGCAGGTCGAGGCGACTCTCTTGATCGCTTGCTTCTGGACCTTCTTCGGCTACCTCTGCCGGGACGCAGCCTATTCTCAGCGATGGGCCATCGGCGTCACCCTCGGGGGTGGAGCGGTCAGGGGCTCGGGCAAGGCAGCACGCAAGGAAGTCCACCTTGATCCCACAGCGATTGCCACCTTCACCGAGGACGTTCCCGGAGGCGGGAGGCTCGGGCAGTTCGGGGCGAGTGTAGATCCTGAACGCTTCGAGATGGCTATCGCCAGCTATGAGAGGGCAACGCTATCTCACGCGGGCCTGAGCCCTGACGACTTTCAGAGGAGCGGAGGCGCTGCCGAGTCAGGCTATGCCATCGCGCTCAAGCGGGAGACTGTGCGCAGGCTTCAGAAGGCAAGCGAGGCGCAGTTCGAGCGGGCTGACAAGGAAGTGCTCGCTCTCTCTGCTGCCTTGCTCAACGCAAACGAGGGGGGCAGCCTTCCCGAGTCGGACTATTCGCTGCGCTATATGGCAGTCCCTCCAACACCCTCAGAGCGAAAGGCCAGGGTGGAGGAAGCGACCGCACTCTTCGAGGTTGGGCTTGCTTCCCCGGTGGACATCATCCTTGCTCAACACCCAGGCATGGAGCGAGCAGAAGCAATCGCACACCTAGAAACAATCCGCAGTGAGCGGGCACTCTTTCCCGGCGTAGGAGGCGGGCAGGTATGAGCGAAGAGAAGACTTACACTCAAGCACAACTGGACGAGATCATCGGAGAGCGGACCGCTAAGATCCGCGAAGCCCGCAACTCTCTCCAGGCTGAGCTGGAACAGCTCCGTACCACAAGCTCCGATTGGGAGAAGAAGACCGGCGCGCTACAGGCAGAGCTGGAGACGCTCACCGAGGTGCGCTCTCAGCTCGATGGACTCCAGACGAAGCACGCCGAAGCTCAGACCCGCTGGGGACAAGATCGAGTCCTTCTCACCGCTGGGATCTCAGACCCCGACGCGGGCGACGTGTTGCGGCGCAGGTATGCAGCCGCAGAGAATCCCGGAGAGTTTCAAGACTGGTTTGAGCAGGAGGGCAGGCAGATCCCGCTGATCGCGTCCTACCTATCACCCCCAGCGGAGGCAGGCGCCTCCCAAGTTCAGCCGACAGCCGAGCCCCCTGCTCAAGCCATTACGCCCGCAGCCCCCGCCATGCCCCAGAGCAACAACGGGAGGAAGCCAGCCCCGCCGGCAGCACAGCCCTACACCCCCGGAAGCATCGCAGGGATGAGCCGCGAGGAGTTCCGGGCACAGAAGGAAACTCTCTTGAATGGGATCAAGTTGCCTTTTTAGAAATTCTTGACGGCCAAAGCTGAGAGGGCTTAGGCTGAAGACAGCTAGCAATCGGCAGGTCCTCCCACCGTCAACGGGTAAGCCGAGAGCAAGCACGACGCAGGTCACTCCCACCGTAACGGGCGAGCGTTGACAACTAGTAAACATCAACGCCCCAGCGGGCAGGAGCTATACAATGGCAAACGAAATAGTCTATGATTCCACTAACTTACGCGCCGCAGAGGTACTGAACCGAGAAATTTGGGACCTTCTCTTCGATGCGACGGATTTGCGTCAAATCTGCACCAAGGTGGCAGACCTCGGTGGGTCGGGCTCGGCTGTCTCTAAGACTGCTCAAGCGAACTTCGGGACGGCCATGTCCGCAGCGAATGGGGATGAGATCACGCCTGCCGGCAACAGCAGTCTCCCTGTTGACAACCTTTCGATCACAATCGCCCAACAGATCATTGCTTATGAGTTGTCGGATATGATGCAGATCACGAACTCGGGCAACCTTGGGATGGCCCAACTAGCTCAGGCTGTCGCGAACGCCTACATCGTCCGGTTCACTGAGATGGCTTGCTCTGCCGGATCTGGCTTCTCCAATACGGTCGGCTCGTCCGGTGTCGATCTCACGGTTGACGACGTATATGCCGCAGTCTTCCAGCTCGAAACAACGGTCAACAATCCGCCCTTCTCGGCTGTCCTTTACCCGACGCAGTGGACGGATCTCCAGGAATCCCTGCGCTCGGAGGGCGGGGCTGTTCAGTTCATGCCCGCGACTGCTGAGGCCTTGAAAATCCACGGCCAAGGCTACAAAGGGAGCTTCCTCGGGGTGGATTGGTACACGAGCGATCTCATTCCAGATGCGAACGGAGGAGCCGACTCGGCTGGGTTTATGATGGCAGCCGGCGGTCTGGCGTATGCGGAAGCCTCAGCGCAAGGAGCACTTCCCGGCGCAATCATGGCACCGTCTGCCAGTCCCGTTTATGCGGAGTTTGATCGAGTCGCAGACCCCGGACTCTCCAGGATTGTCGCTCACGCATTTTTGGGTCTGTCCATAGGAGAGGATAACCGAGGGGTGGCGATTATCACAGACAGATAGTCTAGTGATTCTCGTGACTTATAGGAGATAGGTAATGGCGGTTCACGGTTATATCAGCCTTCGTGATTCCTCCTCTTTGACCTTCGGGGCTGCGGTGAAAGCCGCGCTCCGTTGGTCGAAGGAGGAGGCCGCCCACGCCTCCGGTGAGCGCATCGAGGGCGGATGGCTGATCAGCTTTCACAAGAACGCCAAGGACGGGAAGGCCGGCAAAAACGCCGTCTCTTCTTGGCGCGTTGTCCCCAACCAAGTCAAAAGAGGGTAGGAACTCACATGGCACAAGTAATAGGCAAGCGCGTCTCACAGGCAGAGCGCATCGACGCAGTAAAGATCCCGCACCGAGCACGCAGACAGCCGCGCTTCCTTTTTAAGTGGCACCCTCACCGCTGGCTGTTCACCGGCAAAGAGTGGCTCCCATCCCTCGGCAAGATGTACATTGATCCCGGCGTCGATGGAGTCTCTGAGAACGGAGGGACTGATCTCGCGGTGGCGTCGAACCTGCGGAGAGGCTGGCAGGTCATCCAACCATCCGACCCTCGCCTTGGTGAGTATCAAGATTATCTAGTTGCTGTTCCCCACGCTGCCGGCGGCAACTCATACATCGACCCCTTCCAAACCATCTCGGTCGAGGCTGGGCGGATGTTTGTTGAAGAGGGTGGAGAGAAGTATCACGCCTTCCTTCGACATCTCCTCGCGTCTGGAGTCGTCGCCCCGATGTCTCCCAACATCCTCAAGGTGAAACTCCACGACGAACAGAAGAGGGTAGAGCGACTACAGGGGGCGGTCGCCGCGAACCCCGCCAACCAGATCGCAGCCTCCAGGCTCAAACAGGCAGAGGAGCGCATCGCAGCCATGCGCGCAGCGACAGAGCCGAAGGCAGCCCGCAAGCCACGCAAGAAAGCGGAGGCGCACGATGTCGGGTGAGAAGCGGGGCGTTCGGGAGAAGATCGACGCGATGACCAAGCGGATCGTTACCGGGTCGCGCGGCAAGGTGTCACACGAACAAGCACAGAAGAAAGCACGGGCTGCGGCCCGATATGTTGTCGATGGGGAACGCTACAGAAAGAGCTAGCACCTCATCGCCAGAAACCGGGGGCGGTAACGTCCTCCCACTAGGAGCCCGGAAAAATGGCAAAAGGAACTAAGAGCCTCCACCACGGAGTGAAGGTTGACGACAACGGAAACGTCTATCTCAAAGGGACGAACGCCGAGCCTGACGACGCTACAGTTGACGAGAAAGAGATCGTCTACTGGATCGACACGTCCGGCACCCCGACCCTCAAGGTCAAGGCCAGGATCGGCGGCACGGTCTACTCTGGCGACGTAGCGACGTTGAGTTAGTACGATGTCGCTCTACCGCTCAACAACTCAAACGCTCTCGACATCCTACGGAGCGGCGATCACACTTGAGGACGGCGCGCAGGAGATCTCGGTGACGCTGGACGATGCCGAGATCGGCTTTACTGTTCGGGTTGCAGCCTCGAACGAGGAGCAGGTGCCGGCGGGATCTTCGTGGTCCCTTCGACCCCCTCCTCCGGGCATCGGTGACGATCTTGATATTGAGGTCAAGTCCGACTCAGGGACTCCGACCGCCTCTGTGATCTGGTTCAGGTAGCGTCATGCCAATCGGAGGAAACATCGCCGGCCCAGGAGCGCCCCCGGTCCCGCCCAAGTGGGTCGTTGACTATGAGGTTGACTTCACTGCGGCGGCGAATGCTCACGACTTCACCGGGGGCACCGGGACGAAGACGATGAAGGGCGTGACTTGGACAGCCGACAGCATCGCCAAGGCGACGACCTTTGAGACTGTTGAGGGCTCCGGGCTTGTCATCGAGCCTGTCCAATTCTCTGACTTTGCCATCGACGACGCCAGCGCGCCCCGCCTAACAGCTACGATCTCGGCCCTCTCTCCGAGCGCAGGCAATAGCTCAATCGTTGCGGTTCAAGCGGTTGGCTCAGTGACTTCCTCTGGGGGTGATGTTGCTGAGGATTATCAGGCATATGGGATCGTCGTTTCTGATTCGTCCTGGGAGAACTGGGCAGCTTATCGACGAATGTGGCAAGACAGCCTCAGCCTTCAGCCGGGTGAGAAGCTAAGTCTTCCGATCAGCGACAGCCCTCACACATACAGTCATGCCTCAGGGAGTCTCGCCTCTGCCCCTGCCTATCATGAGATGACACTCTTCCCAGGTG